GCGATAGTCTTATCTGTAATGGTGAGAAGCTCTAAACCTTTCTCAACCTCATCAGCATCGACATAAGTGAATACCGTACTTGTCTCTGTATCCTTGATCACCAGACAGTGAATCTTCGTGACAGACTCAAGGAACCCGTCTGTCTCAATATCGAATAGAAGCGCCATATACCCTTTCGCTGAAGTGGTTAGTAATGAGGATTACTCCTCAATAGTGTAAGCCGAAAACATGAGACGAAGGATCAGCAGGTCAATGACCATATGCTTTGACCCTTCCTCCTCGTCAGTAACAAACTCAATCCCCAGCATCATGCCGGTGATGAAATTAAACGAGATACTAAAATCCATAAGCCTCCTCGGCCATGGCCTGCTCTGAGAGCCTGCCTGTTTTTCTGTCGTAATAGAGTTGGCCTGCAACGCCTGTCTCACCTGAGAAGCGGTTCTTGAGAACCCTCAGGGTTGTCACATTGGCTTCTTCGGATTGTTGATTGCGCTCCATGCCGATTACCATGTCACTCAACTGAGCGATGGCATGGGAGCCCCGTAACTGGCTCAGGGAAGTGCTTGCGCCTTCCTCATGGCCCTTGCCTTCGGGACGCTTCAGATGGCTGACCAGAACCAGACCCACCCCAGTCTCCTCTACGAGGGTCCTGAGAGTCGTCATGGCGTTGTCAATCAAACGTCGCTCGTCGCCATCGCCAAGACCAGATACGACAATAGAAAGGTGATCAAGGACGATCCAAGAACAACCACAGCCACGGGCGAGAAACCGAATACGGCTAACAAGATTGCTGATGTCTGTACTGCCAAAGTGATTATAGAGGTACAACCTACCGCTGCCGACAGTAGCAGCAAATGCTTCCCGAATTTGTTCATCTGTAGTGCCTTCCCTGCTCAGGTGCAGGGGTCTGTTCATATGTATCCCCATGAGTCCTAAAGCGGACCGTTTGGGGTTCTCTTCCAGCATGATCATACCAACCGTCTCACCCTGCTGTAGGAGGTGATAGGCCAACTCACGAACCACACTGGACTTGCCGATACCGGAGCCAGCGGTGAGGGTTACGAGTTCTCCTTTGCGGAGTCCCTGAGTCTTCTCATTGAGAGCCAGCCATGGGTATGGCACTGACTCAATCGTCTCTTCCTTGCTGACTTCCTCCCACAGGTCCTGACCGTTCAGGATGCCATCGGGGCGGTAGGGCTTGGCGTTCCACATCGCCTGAATGATGGTCTCTGACTTACCAGCCAAGAGACACTCATTCGGGTCCTTCATAGGTAGCGATGCAATCTTGCACTTACCCGGAGGGAATAGCTCTGCACACTCCTTGGCTGCGTCCTGGCCGGGGGTGTCCATGTCGAACATGAGGATGACTTCCTCAAACCCCTCCAGCCACTCCAGAGCCTTCATGATGCTCTTCTTGGCACCTTGGGCTCCGTTGGGTACTGAGACCACGGGCCACTTGTTTCCCTGCACCTGAGAGACTGTCAGGGCGTCAATCTCACCCTCGGTGATGATGAGCTTCTTGCCCTTGGCCCACAGGTTCTGTCCGAAAAGAGGGGGAGAACTAGCCTCCCCCACAAATTTAAATGCCTTGTCCTTGCCCCGCAGCTTGCAGGCGATGACCTTGTTGTCTCGGTAGTACGGATAGAAGTGTACGAGGCTGCCCTTGTAGTCTCCCACCTTCACCCCGAAGAGCCGACAGGTCTCCTCAGAGATTCCCCGTGCAGACAGGCCACGGAAGTCAGCCTCAGCATAGGGGCCAACGTCCGTGACGATCTGTTGCTTTACAGGTGCTTGGCCCTCTCCTGCCTTCGTGGTTTTACATGCGAAGCAGTGGGTGTGACCGTCTGAGTAGAGGGAGTTGGCATCGGACGAACCGCAGTCTTCACAGGGGATGTGTTTGATAAATGTGCTGTCGTCCTTTTCCATTCTTTCCTTAGTACTGAGCGGATTTCTGGGCTTGCCATAGCAGCGATGCGAAGTTGTCCACGAAGCTCTCGTCCTTGTTCAGGTCTTGATAGCCCATGGTCATCAGGATGGCGTGAACCACCTCATGGTAGTAGGTGATGCCAAGGGTATCGGTCTTCTGATTAGGATCGATGATGATCACACCCTCATCGAAGTGGGTCTGACCACAGCAGCCTGCCAGCTTCTTCACAGCAGGGTCTGCCACGATGCTGAAGGTCTGCCCTGCTAGATCAATCTGGCTTGGGATTTTAAATTTCATACGTTGTTTGTTTCATCATACCCAAGAAGGGCGTTCCAACTGACAGGGAACAATTGATACATCTCCACACCAATCTTCTCGGCTACTCGCCGCGTCTCCAACTGGGAGTGAGAGTCCAGGCGCAAGCGGCACATGTCAGCCCAAGCACCCAGAGTCCCCGACCAAATCCATTCGGTCATGGTGTTCTGAGGCAGGACCATACGAGCCTGTTCAGGGCAGACACCCTCAGCCAGCATTGACTGGTAAGAGAACAGTGCTGTGGCGGCGGAGTTCTGAGCCCAGTTAGCGGCCTTCCACGGATCACCCACCTCTCGCTCACTGCTCCCCTGCTTCACGTTGTCGGCCTTCTCTCGCCACAGAGGCGGCAGGAAGAACTCAGGCTCGGAGTCAACGTAGCGGCGGGACACCTCATTCCACGGCAGGAACTTATGCTTCACCAACTGACGAGCCACGAAGATCGGGGCCTTCACTCGGAAGGAAGCAAAGCAGTGGTTAAAGGGAGAGGTGTGTTCGTGCTTGGCAAGGTAGGAGATGAGTTTGGCGTCCTTGGTAGATAGCCTCTCAAAGGTGTCCCAAGGGGTCTCCCCTTCCTCAATCTCCCACCCACTCTCCTTGTCAAAGCTGACCCGCGCAGCATTCACTACGCTAAGGTCAGAGCCGCAGGAGTCGATCAGGGTGACTTCAATGTCACTCGTCTTCATTCGTATTCGTTCAGGGGAACATACTCTTCTTCATCAGTCCAACTGGGGATTTTGATGAACACCTTCTCGGTGACATCGTAGCCGTAGACGGCAGACAGGAACTGAGTGAACTCACGCACGACCATAGGCCAGGAGGCATCCTGATCGATCTGGACAGACTTACTCATCCCAACGTGAGCCGGATACTGGGGCAGATCATCGTTGTCTGCGCTGTCGTAGGAAAAGCTATAGCGGTTGGTAATCATTAGCGGGCCTTCTTGGCAGTCAGGACGTAGCGGACATAACGCTGGCCCGTGGTCGGGTGCAGACGCTTCTCGCTCTTGATCTTGTAGCCTCGGGTACGAAGCTCGGAGATGCGCTTGGTCAGGGACTGGATGGAGTAGTCAATCATTGCTTCGCGCTGGGTGATGGAGCCGGTGCGGAGCATGTGGTTCAGGATAAGAGTGTTCTGGGTCATTTTAACCATTCGTCTGGTACTGTTTTGTCACAATAGGGAAAGCCGTTCTTGATGCACCAATCTGCATAAGTCGTCTTGCTTCCCTTGCTAATTTTGGTTTTTGAATTGCTGAATACAAAGCGGATGTCTAGGTCAGAATGTTGCTTCTTGACCAAGATCATCTTCTGTCGGTCTTGTACTGTCAGCCTTCCTTTTAGTTCAAGGATGACATGATTAGGCAGCACGATGTCCGGGGTGTAAGTGTGCTCAGAGGCGGGCCGAGTATAACGGAGCTTTACACTCTCGTACTCGTACTTCACACCACGGGCGCTCAGGTCCTGACAAACCTTGTCCTCAAGACCTGAGCGGACACCGTGCATGAGTAGCACTTGCTGCTGTGTCATCCCTCTTCGGGATGGCTTCATCAGAAGTCTACGTCTTCAGCCTCATTGGCCTCAGCGAATTTCTCGCTTGCAGCAGCCTCAAAGCCACCTTCCTCTGCACCAAAGGGCGAGGAATTGTACTCCACCAGATCGATCACTTGGACCGAGTTCAGGTAGCAGGTAACGCCAGTTGCACCACCGGCATTGTATGCCTTGGCAGCACCAGCAATCTTCAGGGTAGAGCCACCACCTACTCGGAGTTCCGAGATGTCCTTGATGGGGTTGCCCTTGCTGTCAAAAATCTTCGGAGCATTCTTGCTCTTGAAGTTAAAGACAATCGTGCCGTCATCATTCTTCTTGAACGGCATCTTGGCAGAGGGGAGCTTCTTGGCCCC